ATACTGGCTGGTCTGCCCCCGCCACAGTGGATTATACCTGACGTGCTGCCTCATGAAGAGCTGGCCATGATCTACGGGCAGTCAGGCGTCGGTAAGTCATTTGTAGCCCTTGACCTGGGACTTGCAGTCGCTCGGGGAAATACCTGGCGCGATAAGCCCGTTGTGCAGGGTACTGTGGCGTGGATTGCTGCTGAGGCAGCAGGATCAATGCGCAATCGCGCCAAGGCATATGCACAAAGTTACGGTGTTGATTTACCTGATAATTTCTTTGTTTGCGGCGACGCACCCGACCTTGGCAACGCAAAAGACATGCAGGCCATGAGTGTAGCTTGTAAAGAAATAGCGCCATTGCTCATTATTGTGGATACCCTCGCTGCAGCCAGTGGTGGTGCTAATGAGAATAGCGGTGAGGATATGAACAAAGTCCTTGAGGGCTGCAGACTGTTGCACCGTGACACCGGGGCCACAGTCTTGCTGATTCATCATTCGGGTAAAGATCAGGCCAAAGGTGCCCGTGGTTGGTCTGGTATCAGAGCGGCCATGCACGCGGAGCTTGAGGTGACGACCACTAACAGCCCCGGCTTGCTGATTATTCAGATTACCAAGATGCGTGATGGGGAGGATGGCGTGCAGCTGCCGTTCAAACTAACACCGGTGCAGATCGGAATGGCTGACGAACAGGGGGAAGGCGGCGTTGTCTCATGTATCGTGGAACATGTTGACGATATGCCAGAGTTGGCTGATGGTCGTGGAGTAAAGAGACTGGGTGTTAATCAGCAGATGATCATGGAAGTGGTGGGTGAATTACTGCCCCTGGACAACCCTGATGCGACAGTTGGAGTGCAGGAAGTTGTAGATCTGGCGATTGAAAGAACCCCTGCGCCGACAGGTGATAAGAGGGATCACCGGCGACCAAGTCTTGATCGTGCGGTGCAGCATTTAATATCACGTAAAAGATTACAGTATAAAGATGGTGCCCTTGCGTGGTATGGGCTAGAGGAGTGATTGTGCAAATAATTGCAATTTGGAATGTGTCTAAATGTGTTGCAACTACCTTGTTGCAACAGTTGCAACACCGAGGGTGTATATTAGCATTATCTAATATAAGTAGTTGCAACACTTGCAACATTCTAAATAGGCTGGGGGCGTTGCTATCGCTAGCTTTTGGGGATTATGTTGCAAGTGTTGCAAAGTGTTGCAACTACTCATTTGCACCCTGGCCCGTCTGTTGCAATTGGGGGTACCCCTATATAAGAAGGGGTACCCCTGCAACACGGGGAGTATTTTAAGATGAAAGAGTTCGATCAGTTTATGCTGAATCTTGATATGAGCGACACACTGGAACAACAGCTCGAACGCGGCCAGCTAGTTCCCCAAGATGGCGGCAAGGTCAAAGTAGCGCCAGTGAAAAAGACACACCCTGGCCGCAAGCTTAGCGATGATGACGTGCGGGCTATCCGGCACCGACTGGCCAACGGGGAGAAGCACAAGGCTGTGGCGGCAGACTATGGCGTATCAGTAGGAACAACGTACGATATCTGGAAACGTCGTCGCAGGGCCAACGTACAGTGATATACTGATAGCAGGAGGGTATTGATTATGAAACAGTTGACCAAGGCGCCACCACGTAAGAAAGCTGAGTATGTCAGCGGGCCGTGCCAAGCTATGACACAGGAAGAGTGTGCTGCGTTCTTGTTTGCTTACTCAACGATGGGCAACATGACTAAGGCAGCGACAGTGGCAGGTGTGACCTATCAACGGATAGCGAACAGGCGCAAGACAGACCCGGTTTTTGCTGATGCGTTTGCTGAGGCAAAAGAACTGGCCATCGACATGCTGGAAGACGAGGCGCGACGCCGTGGGCACGATGGCATTGATAAAAAGATTTTTCATCAAGGACTGTGTGTTGATATCGTCAAGGAATACAGCGACGGACTGCTGAAGTTCTTGCTGCAGAGCCTGCGACGCGATGTGTTTGGTGTCAAGCAAGAGATTACACTGCCTGCGGTGGATACGCCCCCGGAACGGGTCAAGGACGAAGATAGTCGTGCGAAGTTACTGAAGCTGGTGAGCACCGGCAAGGGGAGACCGGAATGAAGAAAGTAGCTGGCTGGTGCGGCGCGTGGGCTTGTTGGTGGCTGTTTGAATTTGTAATGTGGTTACCACTAAGTAATACCTACAGACTCGCAACGTGGTTGATTTATCAAGGTAAGCGAACCCAACGATGGGCAGGCAACACCACACCATGGCTGCTGTAAGTAGACGCTTCCGGGCTGTATTGATGGAACCGGTGGAATACAACATCGTGGCGCCAGGCATTAAGGCAGCGGAAAAGCAAATGAAACAGATTGCTGCGCGTCGCAGTATCAAGGACATGGAAGGTAAACTCGATAACGAGCACGGGGAGAAGGCGATATTGCTTTACGTGATAGAGCATCCACTTGACTGATATCGATCTGACCGACCGAGAGTTAGAGCTACTGGCTAACGTTCATAAAGGTTCAGCATTGTGGATGCCATGCCCGGAGAATATCCCGCAGCTGATGGCGTATCTATCTCCGGCTGACGTACTGGGGTACGGTGGTGCCGCGGGCGGAGGCAAGACCGATCTGGTACTAGGTAAGGCGTTGATGCAACACCAGGTCAGTGGTATTTTCCGCCGCCACGGCACTGAGATGACGGCCATACTCGATAGGCTGACACAGCTCATTGGTACACGCGATGGCTACAACGGCCAAGAACACATCTGGCGATTTCCAAAACGTGGCCAGCAGATCGAGTTCGGGTCCACCCCCCACTTGGGAGACGAGAATAAATACCAGGGGAGGCCGCATGATCTGTTAGCCATGGATGAGGCAGCAAATTTCTTCGAGTCACAGGTCAGGTTTCTTACTACCTGGCTGCGGAACGCGAGTGATCCGAGTCAGCATTGTCAGCTATTGTTGACGTTCAACCCACCGCAAGATGCTGAGGGCCGGTGGATCATTGATTTCTTCGCACCATGGCTCGATCTTAAGCATCCGCTGCCTGCTGAACCTGGAGAGCTTCGTTACTTCCAGATGCAATTGGACGGTAAAGAGATTGAGGTGCCACGAGACGCGCCCCCGATCACAATGTTAGACAAATTGATTTACCCAAAGAGCCGGACATTTATACCGTCTCGTGTTTCTGACAACCCTTATTTGGGGGATACTTACTTGGCACAACTGGCTTCGCTACCTGAGCCCCTCCGTTCACAGATGCTACATGGTGACTTCCACGCGGGCACCGAAGATAGCGAGTGGCAGGTTATTCCTACTGCGTGGGTCGAGGCAGCACAAGCACGCTGGCAACCACGGCCCGTTAAAACCGAGATGGATAGCCTTGGGGTGGATGTCGCACGCGGGGGTAAGGATAATACTATTTTCATGCCGCGGCACGATAACTGGTACGATGAGCCGATTGTGTATCCAGGCACCCAGACACCTGATGGCGCGTCAGTTGCAGGACTGGCGGTAACCCACCTGCGTGATCGTGCGGTGATCCATATTGATGTCATTGGTGTTGGCGCTAGTCCGTATGATTTCCTGAAGAAGCATTATCAAACTGTCGCGGTGGATGGGCGACGCACCGCGCCAGGTACTGACAAGTCCGGGGTGCTGACGTTTAGTAACGAGCGCACCCACGATTGGTGGCGTATGCGTGAGGATCTGGATCCACAGAACAATAAGAATGTCCAATTACCCCCTGATCGCCAGCTACTGCTGGATCTGTGCGCACCCCTATGGAAACCACAAGGCAAGATGATCAAGGTTGAGAGTCGCGAAGACATTATCAAACGGATCGGTAGGTCGCCTGACTGGGGCTCTGCGTGTATTTACGCGCGCCGTAACACCCCCAAGAACCACATCATCGATCAATCACAAGGCGGCGGGTTTGGTGACTACGACCCTACCGGTGGGCACTGATCCTGAATCCGCATGATAAAATGAACAGAACATTACATTTTCTGCTACGGGGTGAGTATGTGCTACGCGAGCATAGCGTCAGGTTTAGGGAAACTTTTTGGTTCAGCGGGCACGGCGGGTAGCGCAGGTACTGCTGGAGCATCTGCCGGAGCATCTGCCGGAGCATCTGCCGGAGCATCTGCCGGAGC